ATCGCGCAGGCCTCGCGCAATTTCGGAACTTTAACCAGGATTGAACCGGGACCGGTAAGGCGCTAGACTTCGTCCATGGTTAAAAATTTGGTTAACAAATCAGAATTCGCGCGCCTGGCTGGCGTATCCGCTGCAGCCGTGACAAAGGCGTGCAAAGGCCCGCTACTGCAGGCTTTGGACGGCAAGCGTATCGACGCGGACCACCCGATAGCCGTGGAATATTTAACCAAGCAGGACCGGGCCCAGACCCCGCCGGCCGCTACGGGGCTGGATCCGCTATACGAAGAAGCGGTCGAACACTGCAGGCGAACCGGTCGCTACACTATGAACTGTGTTAGAGTCGGCCTTAAAATCGGAGCGCGTAGAGCTTTAGCAATCGTGGCGACCATGGAAGCCAACGGCGTGACAAAAGAAACGCCAAAGCGTGACACGTCACGGACAACCGCCCGACCACCAGCACCCAGGACCGTAAGCGGTGTCGAAGCGGCTCGCACGACGAAGAAGTCCGCCTCTGTGGTTATCCCGCAGCAGGACGAAGACGACGGGCCCCAAATGGTCCAGGCTCGAGAATTACCGGAAAACATTGCAGTGTTTGCCGATTGGACCCTTCAGGATATCGTTAACAAGTACGGTACCGACGCCGCGTTCGTCGATTACCTGAGAGCGCTAAAGGCTATCGAAGACGTCGCAGAAAAACGGCTTAAAAACGCGCAGTCCCGGGGCGAGCTGATAAACCGCCATGTGGTTAAGTCGGGAATGATAGACACGCTGGACGGAGCGTTTACCAGGATGCTAACGGATGGCGCGAAAACGATAGCCACCCGAACCCATAGCCTGGTTAAGACCGGCGCCAAAGTCCAGGATATCGAAGACCTGGTCGCGAAGCAGTTATCCACGTTTATAAAACCCACGAAGTCGAAAATAACCAGGGTGTTACGTAATGCCTAACGACCAGGACACGGATTTATTAATCCAGGATTTGCACGACCGCGAACTTAAACTCCGTCGATTGCTGGCCCATTGTTATGGGGGTGCTATGTTGTACTGCGACGACGGCGAATTACAAGATAGCGTCGGCCTTCCATTTATCGATTTTTTACGCGATTCCCCGGATACAATCCGCCATAAAATGCGCGACCGTGGGCTTAAAAAATTACGCGAACTCGAAAGGCCTTAAAATGGACTTCGAAGAATTGGGCGCCGACTGGTTAGCGGACGAAATCGACGGGCTTACCGATCATATCGAGCATATAACCCCCGCGGAGTTTAACGAGCAGACGCGGTACCTTCCCGATTCTGTTACTCCGCTACCTGGTTTTATGTCGTTCGATGTTAATCCGTTTATGCGCGAACTCGTGGACGCTTGCGACCCGCGTAGTCCAGTCCGCGAAGTGAATTTAAAAAAAGGGGTGCAGATCACATATTCAACAATGCTCGAATCGGTCCTCCTGTATTATATCGCTCATATTAAAACGCGTCCTACTATGCTGATATCGGCCGATAAGGAACTAGTTAAGGGACGAATCGAAAACTATATACTCCCCATGTTGGCCCAATCGGATTTAGCGCACGTAATCAAATCGTCCGACGAAGGAAACAGCCGTAAGACCGGTAAGACTGCCAACCATTTACAATGGATGGGTGGCGGCTTCCTGGTACCTGGTGGCGCGAACAACGCAGACAAAATGCGTATGTGGTCGATCATGTTAATGCTTAAGGACGAAATTGACGCCTGGCCGGATATGGTCGGCAAGGATGGCGACCCGGACCTATTGACCGACGACCGGTGTAGTGCGTTCTGGGATATCCGGAAGATTTACCGCGGCGGCACCCCGCTAATTAAGGGGTCCAGCAAAATAGCGTACCAATATGAGCGCGGCGACCAGCGGAAATACCACGTACGGTGTAAGCATTGCAGTTTTCCCCAGGAGTTACGGTGGGAAACAGTCGATAAGGAAACCGGTATCATCGGCGGCTTCCGATTCGATATGGACGCCGGGGTCCTGGTCCCTGAATCGGTCCGCTGGTGCTGCGCCCATTGCGGTGGCGACCACTTCGAACACGATAAGACGGTCCTATTCGACCCAGCCCACGGCGCCGAATGGGTACCGACCGCCAGGCCTAGCGAACCGGGTATCCGGTCGTATCATTTGCCGGCGTTCTATTCCCCCGTGGGCTTCCAGCCGTGGACGAAGTGCGTAGGAGCGTATCTTAAGGGGTTCGACCCGGTGGAACGTAAGGTCCGCGATATCGGTAAATACCAGGTGTTTTATAACAACGTCCTGGCCGAACCGTTCGAAATCATGGGCTCTAAAATCCGGTTCACTGCAGTATCCGCGCACCGCCGGGCAGTCTATCGTCTGGGGCAGATACCGAATGCATACGCCCGTCAGTGGTCCGGATCCCCGATCCTGTTCTTAACGTGTCAGGTCGACGTACATAAGAAAAACCTGGCCGTATCGGTTATGGGGTGGACCCGGGACGCCCGTTGCTATGTCGTCGACTATTGGCGGTACGAAGTCGAAGGGACCGACGACGATTGTAGCGAGACTAGCAGCCCGGTATGGGGTCGACTGCGGGAACTGATCGAAGAAACGACCTATACGGCCGACGACGGGCAACGGTACCGGATAGCGCTAACGCTGATCGACGCCGGTTACGCTAACGACACGGTAACGAACTTCTGCGCGGACTATGCCGGCGGCGTGTTCCCGATCCTGGGCCGGGACCGCCCCGGCAAAAATCAGACTATCAAGGAATTTTCGGAGTTTACGACCCAGGGTGGCACCGTCGGGTATAAAATCGTGGTCGACCACTACAAAGACCGGTTAGCCCCGGTACTGCGTCGGGAATGGTCCGAAGAGTCGGGCGAGCAGAAGCCATACCACTTTAACGCCCCCGTGGATATCACGGACAAACAGCTTAAGGAATTGACCGTCGAAACGCGGCGCGAAAAGATCGACCCGAACGGATCAACTAGTTATTTCTGGTACCGCCCGGGCAACGCCCGTAACGAACTTTGGGACCTGTTCGGATATGGCCACGCGGCCGTAGAAATATTCGCCTGGTCGGTTTGTATCCAGGCGTTCGAACTTGAAACGGTCGATTGGAATCAGTTTTGGACCTATTGCGAAGCGCCGGAAAACGACGACTTGTTCGGAAGGCTTGCGCGCGCGGGGTAGGTCGGGCTATTCTGTAGCCTAGAGCTGGTAGCTTAAAGGTTGGGATAGCTCTACAAATCGCGAAACCTTCAAGCCCGGTTAGAAGCCAGGCGCCAATTATCAAAGGCGAACCCATGGATGCAGCGTTTATACAAGCTCGAATCGACGCCACTAAGGCGGCTATCGTCCTGTATGAGACCGCCCAGACGACGTTAGCTACGGGTAACGTCCAATCCTATACGATTGATACCGGACAAACCCGGCAAACTGTTACGCGCCTGGACCTGGCCGACCTGCAGCGGACCATCGATTCGCTTTACAACCGCTGCGCAACGCTCGAAGCGCGCCTTAACGGTAGCGGCACTCTAACGGCGAGGCCAAGATGGTAAAAATTTTCGGTATCGAGTTCGGGAAGTCTGCCGCGTCTATTCCGGTCGACTCCGGCGAGCTGGCCCCCGACTTTAACGCGTCCCACGGCGTCGGCTCGTTGGGGGCTCCGCAAGTTCTGGCCGATTTCGACGGCGATAAGTTCTTCGGCGGCTTCGGTGCTACGAAGATTTTTACGCCCGACTATTGGACGCTGCGCGAACGCTCCAACCAGTTATTTACCGAAAACCTGTACGCCCGCGGTCTTATCCGCCGGCTAATCACGAATGAAATAAACACCGGGTTAACACCGGAAGCCACCCCCGACGAAGAAATTATCGGCATACCCGAAGATAGTCTCGCAGACTGGGCCGAAACGGTCGAAAACCGCTTCGGTATCTGGGGTAAAAGTCCTCAGGTTTGCGACTGGCGCCAGGTTAATAGCTGGGGTGCCATCCAGCGCGCGGCCCGTATGGAAGCCCTGGTCGCTGGCGACGTCCTGGTTGTGATACGCCAGTCCCAGCGGACTAAACTACCCATGGTACAGCTGGTAAGTGGTAGCAAGGTCCAAACCCCGTTGGGTGGTTCGGAGAAGCTCCGTAAGGGTCACGAGATACGACACGGCGTCGAATTGGATACGGTCGGGCGCGTAGTCGCCCATTGGGTCCGCCAGGACGACGGAAGTAGTAAGCGACTCCCCACGGTTGGCGAGAAATCCGGACGCCGTATATCCTGGCTGGTTTATGGTACCGACAAACGGCTCGACGCCGTCCGCGGGGAACCGCTGTTATCGCTGGTCCTGCAGTCGCTTAAGGAAATCGATCGATACCGGGATTCGGCGCAGCGAAAGGCCGTTATCAATTCAATCCTGGCAATGTTCATTAAGAAAACCCAGGACAAACCGGGCACCCTACCCATTACCGGCGGCGCCATCCGTAAGGATTCGGCAACCGTAACGGACGGGGACGGTACCACGCGCAGCTTTAACATGGCGGGACAAATCCCAGGCCTGGTTATCGAAGAATTGCAGGTCGGCGAAGAACCGGTCCTTAAGGGTGGCGAAGGTACCGATATAAATTTCGGGACATTCGAGGAAGCGATTATCCAGGGTATCGCCTGGGCCAATGAAATACCGCCCGAAATTTTGCGCCTGTCGTTTTCGAATAACTACAGCGCCAGCCAGGCGGCCATTAACGAATTCAAAATCTACCTTAATAAAGTCTGGTCCGACTGGGGCGAAACGTTCTGTACGCCGGTTTATAACGAATGGCTACTTAGCGAAACGTTACTCGGTAAGATCAACGCCCCGACGCTGCTATCGTCCTGGCGCAACCCCCAGGAATACGACGTCTTCGGCGCGTGGACTTCAACGGAGTGGTACGGATCCGTTAAACCGTCTACAGATATGCTTAAATCTGGCAAGGGTGCTAAGTTATTGGTTAGCGAAGGATGGTCCACCAACGCGAAACAGGCCCGTATGTTAGACGGTTCAAAGTATTCGAAGAACATTAAACGCCTTGCCCGGGAAAACGAGCAGAAGGCCGCAGCAATGCGCCCATTGTTGGAACTGGAACAGGAGTTCGGCAGCCAAGAAACAACGGCGGCAATTAATGCACTAGACGACGCGGTCGTCCAACTTACCGAGGTCGCCGTCGATGGCGGATAAAAAGTTCTTCCAGGAATTAATGGCGGCGCGTCGATATATGGACGCGGTGTCGCTGGGGTTCGTGGCGGGAATAGAACCGGACGTTAAATTCGGCAGTGTTCCGGACGCGGGTAGCGGAGTAAAAACTGACGTATGGCCGAACGGGTTGGCCCAGCCTATCTACTTGTTTCCGTCCGATGCTGGCGATAGTATCGAAATGTTCGCCGTTGGTACCGATGCCCAAAATATTACTATCGAAGGCCTTACCGCGGCGGGAGTCTTCCAGACTGAAACGGTAGCCCTAAGCGGTACCGGTGGCGCGGGTGGCGCGGTTGCTATCCCGGGAACCTGGCGGGCTGTTGATCGCGCATTTAACGCCGATAGTACCGAACTGGCCAGCGCTGTTACTATCCAAAAAGTGGGAGACGCTACCCGGGTTTACGCGTTTATCACCGTCGAAGACCAGCAGACGTCCCAAGCTATGTTTGTGGTGCCGGCTGGTAAAATCGTACTGGTGAATAACTATTCGACCGCAATTAACAAATCCGGTGGCGCGACGGTTACGGGCATTTTCGCCTTTCGCGTTCGTAAGCCTGGTGAAGTATTCCGTACCCAAATTCGTTACGGTCTGCAGCGTACGGGTACTAGTAATATCAGTTCCGACCTTATCGTCCCACTTCTGGCCGGTCCGCTTTGTCAATTGAAAGTGAGTGCCACCCCCGACGCGATTACGACCGATATATCGGCGGAATATTCCATGTGGTTGATCGATTCGAACTTAGTCCCCGCTGCACTATTGGCAGCACTCAGTTAATTGCGCTAAGATGCCGGTTATTAGGAGAATTTAACATGTGGTGGTTACTCGAAGCAGGGATCCGGCGACAACTGGAACAAGCCCAGGCCGCCGGCATTGTTCCGACCGCAGAACAACAATCGCAATTTATGGCCTTCCACGGATCGGCTAGCGCGCAATCTTCCAGCCGTATTATGGCGGTCGCTGGCGATACTGCCGAAATTACCGTCAAGGGTGTTCTAACCAAGGAGCCCAACTTCCTAGCCATGCTGTTTGGTGGGGGTAATACTACGTTCCCCGAAATTATCAACGCCCTGGCCGAAGCCGAAGCTAACCCGGCAATCGCTAAAGTGGTTCTGGCCGTAGATAGCCCCGGCGGCACCGTCGCCGGCCTGTTCGAAACGCTCGCAGCTATCGAAGCGTTTTCTAAACCGATCGAATCGGTCGTATCAGACCTGGCCGCGTCTGCAGCGTTCGCCCTTGTGGCTTCTACCGATAAGATTACCGCGACAAACCGCGCTACCAGTTTCGGCAGCGTCGGCATTGTCGCCAGCTTCGCAGTAGACGAAGACGTCGTTACGATTACCAGCACGGATGCCCCGAAAAAGCGACCCGATGTAACCACGGAAGAAGGGGTCGCGGCAGTTCGGGAAGAACTGGACGCACTACACGAAATTTTTGTCGATGCCATCGCCGCAGGGCGCGGCACGACCCCCGAAGAAGTTAACGCTAAGTTTGGCCAGGGTGCTACACTCCTGGCCGGCGAAGCATTGAAGCGCGGTATGATTGATGCGGTAACGGTGGCCCAGCCATCCCTAGCCGTTGTTGCGAGTGCCGATATTAAACCAGCCGCCCACAAAGGCGGGAACGACTCGGAGAAAGGACCTATGGACCTTCAAGAGCTAAAGGCCCAACACCCCGCAGTGTACGCGGCTGCGGTGGGAGTGGGTGCGGAACAGGGTGTTAAGGACGAACGCGACCGCGTATCGGCACACCTTACAATGGGTGAAGCGTCCGGCGATATGAAAACCGCCGTCGCTGCTATCGGTGACGGTTCGGGCATGACTAACAGCCTGCAGGCTGCGTACCTGGCCGCCGGCATGAATCGCCGGGACGTCGACAACCGCCAGGAAGACGACAAAGGGGCAAAAGCCGGTGACGGTTTGACCCCAGAAGATAACAAAGACGCAGAAGCCGAAGCTGGCGCGGGTATTCTCGCTGCTGCCGCCGCAACCTGTGGCGTAGAATTGGAGGCGTAACCCATGGCAACTTTGACAATTACCAATAACAAGCCACGCGGCGTTGTTATCTGGGATCCCGTCTTCGAAGACGAAACCCTATCCGCTCCCGGTGCGGCTACCTACGTTAAGGGTACCGTCCTGGCTCGTAAGACTCTGCTGGACGCGATTACCGAAGCGGCCGACGGGGGTAACACCGGCGACGGTACCATTACCCTGGCCACCGTGGTCGCCGGCCCCGTAGTTCCCCTGGTTGGTACCTACGTCCTTACCGTAACCACCGCGGTAACCAACGGCGGTATTCTGCAGCTTAAGGATCCCAACGGCGCGATTGTAGCGTCCGATTTGATCATGACCGCGGGCGCCGGTGCGGCTACTGTGTTCGAAGCGGCCGGGCTGGAATTCACCATTACCGACGGCGCTACCGATCTGGCGGTTGCCGACTTCTTTACCATGATCACAGCGGCCGACGGTGACGTTGTCGTATATGATCGCGTAGGTGCCGGCGGGGCTCAAATCCCCATGATGGTACTGCACGACGAAGAGGTCTTTGCCGGCGTTGGTACTACCCCCGTCCGCCCGATTATCAGCGGTCGACTACGTCGCGGGGACCTGATCGTCCACGGTGCCGCAGCTATCACCGATGCAGAAGCCGACGCACTGCGCGACTTCGGTATCATTCCCCTGGCAACTACTCAGCTCGGTGAGCTGGACAACCAATAAGGAGCCGCCACCATGGCCGTTGAAATCTCGCGCGAAGGCTGGCTACAGCTATTTACGCAAATGCGCGGACCTATGGGGTTCCTATCCCGTATGTTCACTATCAAGCCCGGGGGCATCTATAACGGCGAAAAGGTCGCTATTGATATCCAGCGCTTCGGCGAAGACGTCGCCATCGCTATCAAGAAGTGCACCGGACCCAACCTAAACGACATCGACGAGTTCACTACCAAGGAATTCGAGCCGCCCGCCTATGGCGAAGCGTTCCCCCTGAATGTATGCGACCTGCTTAACCGCATGGCCGGCGTTGACCCTTTCAGTGCAGCATTCCAGGACTTCGCTAGCCAAATGGTTGCCATGATGGCCCAGGGCTTCGTTAAAATCGACGACAAAATCCGCCGCGCTGTGGAATTGCAGGCTTCTCAAATCATGCAGACCGGTAAGCTAACCCTTACCAATAGCGCGGGCGATACCGTCTACGACCTTGACTTCAAACCGAAGGCTACGCACTTCCCGACGGTCGGTACCGCATGGGATAACTCGGCGTCGGATCCCATCGCCGATCTGCAATCGCTTGCCGATATTATCCGGGCCGACGGGAAGATTAACCCCGACCGTCTGGTTATGGGTAGTACCGCGCTGCGTAATTTCCTGCAGCACGCGAACGTTAAGGACTTCTTGGACAACCGCCGTATCAGTATCGGCGAAATTGCCCCGGAAATGACCGATAGCGGCGCGACGTTCTACGGCTTCGTTTGGGTCGGTGCGTATGAGTTCGAAATCTGGACCTACCCCGAAACCTTCAAGGATCCGCAGACTGGCAACGCTACTTTGTACGTCGCGGCCGACAAAGTCATTATGACGTCGACCCGCACCCGTCTAGATATGACATCTGCGCGCGTACCGCTTCCCCTGGGTCCCGACCCCCGAGTCGCTGGTTTGCTGCCTGGTCGTCTGTCTTCGCGCGGCGAGAGCTTCGACGTTACCCCTAACGTCTACGCTACTCCCAACGGCAAGCAGATCATGGGCGAGCTGGAAAGCCGGCCGCTGCTTATCCCCGTACAGATCGACGGCTTCGGCTGTATCGATACCCAACCTTAACCGGTGCTACTAATCGGGGGCTTCGGCCCCTGGTTTTATAGGGAGTAGAGATTATGCCCAGCAACAAAGAGTTGAAAAAATCCATCACCGATGCTGCCGAAAAATTGGGCGTCGACGCGCCTAATACCGACGGCATGAGTAATAGCAAACTGGCCGAAACCCTTAGCGAGCTGAAGAACCGCGAACCGATCGTCGAAGCTCTGGTCGAAGCTCTGGAACCTGGCATCCCGGTTATCGCCGAAGGTAAGGCACTTACCACGAAACGCGGTATTCTGGGACCTGGCGAGCCAATCGTCCCCGAAGACCTGGCCGGCGGCGAAGAGGCGTTCGAAGCGCTAGTCGAAAACGGCTACGTGGTCGAAGGGTAGAATATGAGCCTCCGAACGATAGCGGAACAGGACCTCGCTACCATCCTGGAAGATGGCGTTACCGGTTTCGGCTGGCCCATTACTTTAACAGCACCCGACGGAACAGTCGGGGCGCTTACTGGTTTTTCCGATGATATCGCCCAGGTCATAGACCCCGATACGGGACAAGCAGTAAGCGGACGACTCGCGAGCGCAGCGCTACGCACCGCGGCAATAACCGCAGCGTTACCAGGCAAAGGCTTACCGGTGGGAATCGCCGACGCGGCTAGTAAACCCTGGCTTGTGGCGTTCGATGATATCAACGGCAACGCGTATACCTTCAAGGTCGCCCAGTCGAACCCAGACAGGGCGCTAGGCCTGGTCACGTTGCTACTGGAGTTATATACCGTATGACCGTCCTGGCGACGCTTATAGACAAGCAGGACAACGTCGAAATTCTCCGCGATCAAATCGCCGCTATTCTGGTGGCGGAAGTCGCTAACCAGATGGCGTTGGCCACGGGTGCCGCGAAGGATCCGGCCGACTGGAAGCTCCGGATTTTTACCGAACGGTCGAACCCCTGGGAACAGTTTATCGACCCGAACGAAGTCGGGTTCGACCCTAGCCCGCTAGTCAATATCTGGGTCGATAACATGAACTACGACCCGAAAGCCAGTAACGTAATGGAGCGGCAAAAAACCGAAGCAGTCTATAACATCGACTGTTACGGATTCGGTCGCAGTGCGAATGTTCTAGCCGGCGGCCATACCCCGGGCGATCAGGAAGCATCCTTCGAAGTCCAGCGCGCTGTACGCCTGGTTCGTAACATTTTGATGGCTGCCGAAAATACATATTTGCAACTGCGCGGGCTCGTGTGGTCTCGCTGGCCGCAGTCAATCAACATATTCCAGCCGCAACTAGGCGAGAATACGGCGCAGCAGATAGTAGGCGCGCGCCTGGCTTTTAGGGTAGTATTCAACGAGTTTAGCCCGCAGGTAGTCCCGGAAACGCTGGAACTGGTAGCGGTCGATGTAATCCGCACAGAAGACGGCGAAATTGTCCTCGAAGCGGATTATTCTTATCCATTAACGCCGTAGGAGTTTAACGTTATGGCACTTTCCGATGCAGTCGACGCCTCCGCGGTAGCGCGGGTTGTAGGCATTAAAACGGTCTTTAAAGACCTACGAGCCGGTAGTATTCTGTTCTTACCGCAGCGAATCGCGGTAGTAGGCCAGGGCGCCACGGCTTCGACTTACTCAACCACCAAAGCACAACACACCAGCGCCGCAGCAGTGGCCGCCGCGTACGGTTTCGGTTCCCCGGTGCATTTGGCCGCTAAACAATTGTTCCCAGTCAACGGCGACGGCGTTGGTACCATTCCGGTAACCGTTTACCCGTTGGTTGATGACGGTAGCGGCGTGGTGTCTGCAGGTGATATCGCCCCAACCGGTACCGTAACGAAAGCCGGGCAGTTCACTATTAAGGTGAATAATATCAGCTCGGAACCGTTCGTCGTTTCGATCGGTGACGCCCTGTCAGATATCACGGCAGCTATGGACGTCGCAGTCGCCGCAGTTCTGGATTTGCCGATTACGTCCCTGGCCGCTGTTACTCCGGACCGGATCGATACCACGTCGAAATGGAAGGGCGTAAGCGCTAACGATATCTTCATCGAAGTAATCGGCCCCACCGACACCGGTATCACCTTCGCCGTTACTCAACATACGGGCGGCCTGGTTAACCCCAACATTGACGCCGCACTCGCTCAGGTGGGTTCTATCTGGGAATCGATGTTCCTTAACTGCCTGGACGTTGCCGATACCGTAACCCTGGGTAAATATGACGTTTTCGGGGAGGGTCGGTGGGGTGCCCTGGTACGTAAACCCACTGTGGTCTTCACCGGTAACACCGCGACCACGGTAGCCAATGCGACCGCAGTATCCGACGCTCGTAAGACCGATCGCACTAACGCGCAACTAGTGGCCCCTGGGTCCAACGATTTGCCGTTCGTCGTCGCAGCTCGCCAGCTCGCACGTATCGCGGTGGTCGCGAACAATAACCCACCCCGGGACTATGGTAGCCAGAACGCTAGCGGCCTGGTGCCTGGTGCCGATGGCGATCAATGGACTTTCGCGGATCGCGACGAAGCCATTAAGAAGGGGAGTTCTTCCATCCAGGTTAAGGACGGTGTGGTCAACGTTTCCGATACCGTTACATTCTACCACCCTACCGGCGACCCGATCCCGGCGTATCGTTTCGTAGTTGATATCGTGAAACTGCAGAATATCATTTTTAACCTGGACCTTATTTTCGCTACGGCGGAATGGGACGGCGCCCCGCTGATTCCGGACAACCAGCCCACCATCAACCGCGACGCTAAGAAGCCGAAAACGGCCGTAGCTGCAGTTTCCGCGATGCTGGATAGTTTGGGGCTTAACGCCATTATCAGCGACCCGGAAACCGCAAAGGCTAACACCTTCGCGGAAATCGACGCCGGCAACCCTAAGCGTCTAAACGTCGCTACTACGGTGCAATTGTCGGGTAATGCGAATATCATTTCTACAACGCTCAACTTTGGATTTTTCTTTGGGACGCCAACCGTGGTAGCATAAAGCTATTATGGAAATACTTTCTAAAGAAGATGCTAGAAAGCAAGGGTTTCGGCGCTACTTTACCGGAAACCCTTGCCGCAAAGGTCATACGTCCGAGAAGTACGTGTCGGATGGTGGGTGTGTCGAATGCAGTATTGAACGGGCTAACCGTCGTTATACCGACAACAAGGACGATGTTTTAAGACAGTCCAGGAAGCGTTATCAAGACGACCCAGATAAAATTAAAGACCGGGTTGCAGCGCGGCGACAAGCGCAACCAGAAAAAGTCCGGACTGAAAAGAAAAGAGAATATGAACGAAACAAATCTAGGTATATAGTCAAGGCTGCCGAGTGGTCAGCGGCAAACCCTGAAAAAGCGAAGGAATGCGCCAGAAATTGGCATAAAAACAACCCGTTGAAATCGTACGCGGCTGTAGTTAGACGTAGGGCGAAGTTAAAGCACCGCATGCCCCCGTGGCTTACGGACGAACATAAATTCGCCATTTTGGCGGTTTACGAAAAAGCGCGTATTATGTCAGAGGAAACCGGCACCAAGCGCCAAGTCGACCATATCGTCCCGTTGCGTGGTAAGCTAGTCTCAGGGTTGCATGTACCATGGAACTTGCAAATTTTGACGACTTTCGAAAATCAATCAAAAGGTAACCGGTTTACTGCCGGCTAAGGAGCTAAAACCATGAGCGCAGTCGGCGGAAGTATTGAAAGCGTAACTCTCGACGGTCGGGAATTCCCGGTCGCCGCGGACGCGGAGGCCCAGCGAAAGCTAGGCGGATTCGAAAACGAAGTCCAGGCGAACGGCGACGGCACCGCCCGTATTATTAAGACCCGGGTACCCCTGGGAATTGATGGGTTGACCGTTGAAGTCGACGACGACCGCGGCGACCAGGAGTTTATCCAGGGGCTTGCGAACCGTAACGACTTCTTCCCCGTGGCCATTACGTACGCGTCGGGCAGTACCTACCAGGGTACCGCGCAAATTGTCGGCGAGAATCCAGCCAGTAGCCAAAGCGCTACCCAGGCTATTAGCCTGATGGGTCCCGGCACTCTTACCAAGCAATAAGAAAACCAAAATAGGGCAGTAACGCCGCGCGGGCGCCCTATCCCTTCGCCGCCCCTAGCAGGGCGGGCGCGGCACTTTTTTTAAAATAGGGCTGATGAAATGACTGATAAAGTAGCGAAGGAGGTAGCGGAAGCGGAATTCGAACGATTCGCCGAAGCTATGGACCTGGACGTCGATACGTCGATAATGGACGAAGACGACCGTAAGGGTTTCGATCTGCAAAAAAACAGGATTGTTTCTGCGATTCGTTCTGGCGCGATGGTGGTAAACGAAGACGGCGAACCCGTGTTTACTCCGCAGCGTATGAAAGACGCCGGGACTATCACATTCCACGAGCCGGACGGCGCCGCACTTATGGCCATGGACCGGAAGAAAAAATCCGAAGATATCGGTAAACTGTACGCGACCATGGGCGCCATGACCGGCACCACCGCGAAGACGTTTAGCGGTATGAAAATGGCAGATCTGAAAGTCTGTATGGCCATTGCCACGCTTTTTTTGGGCTAGTCCGTACGCCGGTAGTCCGTTGTGGTGTAGACGAGAAGATAAACCGGCGCGACGGCGGCCACGTTTTCGCGCTAGTCTATACCGAAATGTTCTTACAAATATGTCGGGACTATACAACGCTACCGGACCCGCGGACGCTAAAGGCGCACGAAATACGGTTCTATTACGAAGGACTGCGTCCGGAACTTAAAAAGCATACGACAGCAAAGGGGTAGATTATGGCGGGTCGTTTCAGCGTCGAAGCGGTATTTAAAGCAGTAGACCGCGTAACGGCCCCCGTTAATCGAATCCAGAATCGGGTAAGCAAATTAACCCGATCCATGAACCGCGGGTTTCGCCGCCTTAATCGCAACGTCGATAAATTCGCCGGGGGCGTTAAGAAGGCCGCGTTAGCGACTACGGCCGCGCTGGCTATTTCGTCCGCCGCGATGGCTAACGTTATCGGCACCGGCGCGGAATTCGAACAGACGCTTGTATCGGCCGCCGCTAAGTTCCCCGGGGAAATCCGACGCGGTACCGAAGCGTTTACCGCTCTGGAAGATGCTGCTAAAAAAACCGGTGCTACTACAGAATTTACCGCTAGTCAATCCGCCGAAGCGCTTAACTTCCTGGCCATGGCCGGTTTTAATGCTGAATCATCTATCGCCGCATTGCCCGGCGTTGTGGATTTAGCGACCGCCGCCCAGGTAGATTTAGCCACTGCCACCGACGTCGCATCCGACACCCTAGGGGCGTTTGGTCTGGCGACAAAGGACGCCACCCAATTAGGTAAAAACCTGGCCCGGGTCAACGACGTTATCGCCAAGACCACCACCAGCGCTAATACAACCGTCGAAACCCTGTTCGAAACCATTAAGGACGGCGGCCCAGTCGCGGTTACGGCCGGCGCGTCTATCGAAACCTTCGCAGCCCTGGCCGGCGAGCTGGCTAACGCCGGTATCAAAGGCAGTAAGGCCGGAACCACTCTTAAAAATATGTTCCTATCATTGTCGGCCCCGGGTAGCGGAGCGGCGAAGATACTTAGACGCCTTGGGGTATCCACGAAGGACGCTAACGGCGATATGCGCGATATTGTCGATATCCTGGGCGACCTGGGCGGATCCCTGGACGGACTGGGTACAGCGGACCGCTCTGGCGTCCTGGAAGGCATCTTCGGTAAGATCCCTATCGCCGGGGTTAACGTACTGCTGGCATCTGGTTCCGACCGGTTGCGCGAATACCGTAAGGAGCTGGAAGGGGCGAGCGGGGCGTCGTCGAAAATGGCGGACGTTATGCGGGATACGCTACAGGGGCGATTAAACTCGCTCAACTCTGCAGTTGAAGGCGTGAAAATTTCTATATTCAGTATGACCAGCGGCCCGCTATCCGACGCCGTGGATAAAATGACCGAATGGGTCCGGGTCAACGAACAGGCTATCGCTACCAACGTCGGCGAAGTCCTGGCAGACATTATCAACAACTTCGAAAATATTGTCCTTTGGGTCGGTCGCGTAGCTAAAGGCCTGGCGGTGTTCTTCGCCCTGGTGGCGGTCCTTAAGACCGTGGGACTAGTCCTTACCGTTATCAACCTGATAGCTACGGCGAACCCTATAGGGCTTATCGTGGTGGGTATCATAGCGCTTATCGCCGTCCTATCCGCTGCAGCAATCGCCATAATGGCGAACTGGGGACCTATTAAGCAGTTCTTCGCGGATCTATGGGGTGGTGTGGTTAGTATCTTCGACGCCGGAATCGCTAAAGTAATGTCTGTTATTGATAAGATTAAGGCGGCAGTCGCCACGGTTACCGATATCACGAGCGGGATAGGTGAGTCTATCGGCGGCGGGGTGTTCGACGCAGTCCAGGGCGCTAAGTCGTTCTTCGGATTTGGTGGCGATGAAACCGAACAGCGACCCGGGCCGACGGGTCCCCAGGTAGTAAGTCCCCAGGAGCGGGTAGCGCGTAACATTGAAGAACAGCGCACCACCAGCACCGCAGAGGTAACCATTAAGGACGAAACCGGGCGGGCCGAAGTTACCGGCGGTCGACTGGGTACCGGCCTGCAGCTACAGCCTACAGGAGCGTTTTAACAATGGCGTGGAATGACAGAATACGCGAAGCCGCCTATACGTCCCCGGGCGGGACCCGCTTAACGTTCGATTTCGAAAACGTTAGCGAAGTAGTCGAAAAGAAAACAACCGGTTTCGAATTCCCCGACGCCGACGGTACCTTCGTCCAGGATTTGGGGCATAGCGGGCGCCGGTACCCGCTCCGCGTGGTCTTCTGGGGCGATGATTACGACCTGGAAGCGGAAGCGTTTATCGCGGTCATGTTGGAGCGCGGTACCGGTAAGCTGGAACACCCTATCTATGGGACTAAGGACGTCGTGCCGTTCGGCCGGATTACGCGCCGGGACGATCTTAAGACCGCAGCGAACCAGGCGATTTTAGAGGTAACGTTCTGGGAAACGATCGGCCTATTGTACCCGGCGACCCAGACCGACCCAGCTAGCGCCGTCCTGTCCGCCGTGGACGAATACAACGCGGCGACGTCCCAGTTTTTCGCCGATATCCTGGGGCTGGATACTGCTATCGAACGGGTAACCCTTAAGAACGAATATTTAAGGCTGTTGGGTGCGGCTCAAGAAGGATTACAAGGCATAGCGGACGTCCAGAACGACGTACGCACGCAGTTCAACGCGATAGTTGATTCGGTCAACCAGGGGATCGATATCTTAATCGCGGATCCGCTTACCCTGGCGTTCCAAACCACCCAACTGATTCAGGCCCCCGCGCGCGCGCTTACCAGTATCGAAGCGCGGCTCGACGCATATGGAAACCTGGCTCAATCGATTATCGTAGGCGCCGACGACCCAGAAACCCAGGGGCTTGACTCCCGCAATTCCAATAAATTCCACAACGGGGATCTTTACGCGTCGACGTACGTAACCGGCTCCGTGGT